AAAATCTATCTGCTCCCTTAACTGCTGACCGGCTTTGCATAACTTAGGCATTTTTACCGACAGTTAAACCTTCAGGAAGTGGCTTTGAATAATTCCAAACTGAAATATATTGAATTCCATCGCCATCGTCGCGGAGTTCAATTGTTCCATTGATAAAATTATTATCTTCAATTTCTGGATAAGCATCCTTAATTATTTGGTCTAGATTCACTTTAAGCTCCTAAATATTCGATTTCAAATTGTGATTGATAGCCGCCAGTTCCCGGATCGTCAATTCTGTAAATGTCCATATTGCCGCCCGAATTTTGATAGACAGCCATTGTTATGTAATCACCTGCGACCAAGTTCATAATTTGAGAAGTCGTAACTGCTGGCCCTGCGCTTGTATCGCCGGGTTGACCGCCATTATTCCATCGTGTGCCATTTTTAAAAATGGAGACAACTCTTCGACCGGTGGCACTAGCCGCGTTCCAATATGCTCGACAAGTTACGCGATAATAACCACCCTTGCCTGTCGGAATTGTCATACGAGCTGTGTTTGTCGTTGTGCTGTGGAATTCGTCTGTATCAAAAATTTCGGTGTTCCAAGTTAAATCGGTGAATGTGTTATTACTAATTGTTTGATGAGTAGTTGCATAAACTGAACAACCCACAAAAGAAGGCGTCGAAGATGCAGTTGCCCATTTAACTTTATATGGACTTACTGTTGTATCTGCTGTCAATACTTGTCCAGTTGTTCCAATTGGCAAATTGTCATAAGTTCCAGAACCTGTGCCAACCACAATATCGCCAGCAGCAGTAATAGTTGTTGCCATATCGTTTGTGAGAGTTACCGCACCTGTTGTGCCGCCACCTGTTAAACCGGTTCCAGCTGTAACTGCTGTGATGTCGCCTTGATCGTTATTTATCCAAGTGTAATCAAGATCAGTATTGGAAGCTTTTGAAAGAATTTGTCCGGTTGTGCCACCTTTGAGATCAACGAAAGAAGAATCTATCGAGTTGCCCAAAGTGCGCATCGCAAGAGCGCCGTCTTTGACGAGATCCGTATCGTCTGGCGTTTCCCACCCGAAGTTTGTTGTTGTTGCCATTAGCTGATTACTCCTATCGCGTCTTGCCATTCTAGCGTATTAAGTATGCTATTCCACGTTTCTGCCGCGTTCACTTGATCCCAAGTTTGGGCTACTGCGCTGAACTCAGTCGGTGATGCGGTGAAAGTCAATGAAAGGCCGTTGAGGGTGCTTGTCCAAGTCCAGCCCTCGACATAGCCTGTGAACTCACCGCCATAGATATTGATGGGCAGATTGGTTATTTTGACCGGTTGGCCCATAAATATATTTATAAGGGCATCTCGGTCGCCGTCAGTCATTTCGGGATTTTGAAGGGGAAAGGTTATTGAATCAAATAATGGGCGCGGATAGGCGCGAAGGGCAATTTGACGATCTACGATGGTTTGAGCGTCTGTTGCGTCGTGAACCAGCGAATTCTCTTGGACTGAATAAAGGCCATAAAGGTCAATTGAATCTTGGTCTAAAGCCGTTTTGGAGCTGTTGAAATTATTGCCATAGTTGATTTGATAATCGTTGATGATTTTGCCCGAGCGGATAGATTGCTTAATGCCAGCCGCAAAAGCCTCGCGAGCGTCTAATTCGGTATATCCATTGGCTAGAAGGTAAGTCTGCCGATGAGCTGCGTCCGCGTAACCAATTTCCCCGTTGGCGTTCTCATAAACATAACCAAGAGCTGAATTGGCGATTTGCGTGACGATTGAGTAATAATCAATTGGGTCGGCTGAACGCTGAACCATTTCATATTGGCCCGGTCTATCTATTTCGCCAAGCCCTGCATCACCGGCATTGGCCCAAGTTACTGACGAATCATAGGTTGTCCATTGTTGCGCTGGTGATAATTCATTCCAAGAATTCAAAAGCAAATCGCTCAAAATTGTGTAAATTTGGTCGCCATCGTCATCTTGGGCTAAAGATGCCGTCCAAATAGCTTTCGAAAGTTTAGATAATGCGCCTAAAGCAATAATTTGAATCTGCGTTACATAAGCGACTTCACCAGCAGTCCTAACGCTCGTTGAAACATCGCTGACGCGTCCTCCAAACAAGCTAACCCAATTGCCGCTTGTATCTTTGACTTCGAGGGTAACGCCAGTATTGACGCTCCAATCATAAAACGCGTTGGTTGCGTTGATGAGTTGCAAATTGCAATAACCGGCTTGGGCTTGGGTATTAACGTCGGTTCGGCCAGAAGTAGCCGTGAAGCCGACAAGGGTTAAATCTGTGGCATCTGTGCCATTAATTAGAACGCGATACTCGGGAGTCCAAGCTGTCATAGCAGTTGTGTTATTCCAAACAATCCGCTACCGCCGCCGGTTCCTCGAGAATTTGAATTGTTGAGAGCTGAGACAACCGCTCGAGTAAAGCCTTCTTCATCAATTGCGCTGGGAGCATTGACGTTAATGGTTATACCTTCCATTGAACGAGCTTCACCTAGACGGAATGAACCAGCATTGAAATTGGAGACTGTAATAGGCGCACTTGAACCAGTTGGAGCAGAAGGCGCTTTGGTCGAACTCGGTGCGCTCGATGGTGAACTACTTGGCGCTGGAGGTGGAGCAGGAGGCGTAGGAGGCTTGGGCGGATTGGGAGCTGGAGGAGTTGGGCTTGAAGATCCAGAGCCAGAGCCATAAGAAGGCGCTTTAATTGGCGCAACGTTTGGAAGTATTGGAATTGCGTTGTAAGCGCGAATGAGTGCGTTAATTGCATCAATCGCGAACGAAACGGTTGATTTGACGGCATTGACGACTGATCCAACAATATCCACAATGCCACCAGCTATTTTGCCAACAAATTTAAGAGCATCGCCAAGATTGTTAATGAATATTGGGATAATGAAATTGCGAATGAAATTGTATAAAGTCGTTAAGGCTTCTCGGTTGTTGTCAATCGCATCTTGAACTGGTTTGAGTGCAGCGTTCTTGAATTCAATAAATTTAGGTATGACTGTATTGATGAAGAAGTTTAATAAGTTCTGCAAAGTCGGCAAAAGTGCTGCACCGATAGATTCTTTCGCTTCATCAAAACCGACCTTTAATCTTTGAATTTGACCTTCGAAAGTATTGGCTTGAACTGCCGCTGCACCGCCAAAGGTTTGACCCAATTGATTAACCGCACCTTGCAATCCCATCGTTTTGATTTCGGCAGTCGAAAGACCAATACCTAAACGCGCAAGTGAGGAAGTATTACCCTCGTAAGCTTTACCTAGTGCGTTGGAAACTGTCTCAACACTTTTACCGGTAGCAGCTGAAATATCTAAAGCTAAAGTGAGTAATTTTTGTGATTGTTCGACTGATCCAGTTGCCGTCGCTAATCTCTGTAAGGCTGGACGTAATTGATTGTCTGCTTTCCCAGTAGCCAACGAAGTCTTTGTAATCTGCTCTTCGACTGCCGCTATTTGGGCTTCTGTGGCCCCTGTAACGTTCTCTAAGGCTAGGGCTAGGCGTTTTTGTGCAGCTTCATCTTCTATGGCCGCTTTGACGCCTTCGATGGCTAATTTGCCAGCATAGGCAGCAGCCGCAGCAGCGGCAGCAGCAAAAGCCGCAGCGGCAATCTTGCCGAACTTTTCTAACTTACCGCCAAAGCCTTCAACCTCTTTCGAGCCTACGTCCAGCTTCTTTTTTAAGTCATCAACGTCAGCGAGGATTGATAATTTAAGGGTTCTACTTCCAGCCATTAATCGTCCCACTTTCCGAGAATCTTAGAAAACGCATCTTCCCACTTAGCAATCAATTGAGGCTGAATTTTGCGAAGGGCTGGATAGATGAAATAGCCAGAATTTCCTCTGCCTTGACGTGGGGTGCGTCGTGGGAACTGACGATAACGATTAGATCCGAATTCGTAACCTGCCCAGAGGTCTTTAGTTGATCCTCCACCAGAGAAACGCTGACTCGCGAATCCATAAGAGAACTCGCCAATCTTCGAGGTTTTGGAAACTTTAACGCCAGAAGTAATGCGATCGACAACGGCTTGTCCAAAGGTTCGGGTGATGCCGTAGGCCTTAACCTCGTTGGCGGCATATTGAGCGAGCGCAAAACTTTCGCGTTTAGCCGCATCAATAGCTTCATCGTCCATCGCTTTGAACGCGGTAATGATTGAACGAAGTTCGCGCTTGTCATAGCTGATTGGTTCATCTGCCACCTTTGCGCTCCTTCAATATCTCAATTGCCGTTAATACTTGTTCGATGTCCGTCCACTCGCTCATTGGGATTCCGGTCGCTATTGCGACTTCGACAAGAAGCCGATTTACGCTTCCGGACTCGTAGCTTTTGGGCTTTCATCTCCAATCAGCATTTCATCAATGGACAGTTCCCAGATTTCCTGAGACTTAGTGGGCTTTCCTGCCGCTTCGCGCTTGTAGGCAAAATAAGCAAGATCTAAGAAGTCTGCCTGCTGATAAGCCGATATATCCTTCATCGAATAAATGGACTTGCCAGTTTTGCGTTCCCACTTAGCCCACTCGGGTAAGCCGGCTACATAAGTAACCGACTCGCCCGTGTTGTATTTAATTGTTATTGATAACTTCATCTCCCGATGCTCCGATCTCTTAGCTGAAGGTCTCTGTTACGTCGCCCTTCGATACTTTGAAGGTGAACGATACTGTTTGTGCATCAATTCCTGATCCGCCAGCTGTTGGGAATTCTGGAAGAATTGGGAAAACAAATTGTGCGCCAGTTGCAGCGGTTAGGGTTACGCTGATTGTTGTATCTGGTGCGGTTTCTGCTGCTGCCCAAAGAGCTTCGCATACAGAGTTAGCCTTGCCCCAGTCTGCGAGCATATCGAGCTGGAAAGTGCCTTCGATATTAACTGTCTTGTAAGCCTCGCCGTCGAGAGTCTGATAGGTCTCGCGAACGTTGGTCTTAGTCAATACCGCGTTTGTCGCTTGGGCTTCGATGTCCGTTCCACCTGTGAAAGACAGCGAAATGTCGCGACCGGTAATTACTGTGGTTGCCACGTTTTCTCCTTAGTTGGTTTGTGTGTAATAGGTGGAAACGCGAATATCGGCAACCAATAAATTGACTGCACCCACTTGCGTAACCGATGGCCGTTCTACTGGGCCGACTGTGTAGCCGTCCGGAATTACTGCCAAAACTGAAAATATCAGCTGCTCAAGATTGTCAAGAGAAGCTGGGTTGGAAAGATAAGCAACTCCGCAAGTAATCGTCATATTGATCTTGGCGTGAATTGTTGAATCGTTAATTGTGTTTAATTCGAGATAAGGTGAATCTGGGACAAGAATAACCGCTGGAACTTGCACAGCTTCGGGAACATAACTATAAACATTCGCCGAAACGGAGGCGAGTGCAGTTGCCAGCGGTGTCCGGATAGAAGATAAGACTGTTGAGGCGGGCATCAACCCACCATCGCATCGGTGTCAAGATAGGGGCCAAGTAGGCCAGTTACCTTTGCCAATAAATTCTTAGAGAGTCTGTAAGGTGTAACTGCAAAATCTATGCCTTCAATTGATCCTCCAGCGGCAGTTCTGGCTTGGAAGATTTCGACAGAAATAGCCAAAACTGCAGCTTCGACGTTGGCATTTCCCACATAGGTTGATGCGCCAGAGAGCGCAGCGTTTCCGGCTGGGATAATGTTCTTTTCCAATACGTCAGCATTTGTGATGGCGGCGGTAAATACATAGGGGCCAATTAAATCATCTGTAACTGTGTGAGTGCCGTTAAATGGCGCTCCGACACTTGTGATAACAACCGACTGACCTTCGGTGAATTCGTGAATTGTCGCGGTGTGAAAATAGGCAACGTTATTTTCTAAAGATACTTTGTTAATTTTGCTTTGGAACGTTACGAGCATTGGAAGAACTAGATTCTCACTAGCATCCACAATATCGCTCAAGTAAGCGTCTGAATAAAGGGAGGACGAGACGCCAAGAATGGTTCTTAGCTCTGCAGCCGTGACGATTGTTGGCATCTCGTTTCCTTTCAATCTAGAGGGTGACAGGCCAGCTCGGGAGCGGACTGGCCGTCACTTTTAGGGTTTTAACTAAGCAACCATCCAGCGGTAAGCACCTGCGCCAACCTTTGTAGCCAATGCGCCGTAGCCGTAGTAAGCCACTTCGATTTGACCATTGAGGGCAACGTTTGTCTGGAGACGGAAGCGTGAGGACTCATACCAAGTGTATGCGTCTGGGTTGATTACGATAATGGTGTTGTCGCCAACTCCGGAACCTGTTGTGAGGTTACGATCAACGCGGAAGTTCAAGCCGAGAAGGTTTCCAACAGCTGAACCAGCGGAGAGGTTACCGCCTTGATTCATATTGCCAATCAAGTTCTGATAAATTGGACGTCCGTTATCAGCAAGGTTCTGAATTGCGCCCCATTGCTGAGGTGATGCAATGATGTTCTGTGCGAAGCCGAGAGTTCCAGCGTAGATTGAAACGCCAGCATCGGATACGAAATCAAGAAGTCCTGCAGCGTCAAGAGTGCGGTTTCCGCCGTCAGTTCCGCCAGCGATTAGGCCGGTTACAACTGCAACGTCGGTTGCCTTTGCGTATGCGTACTCCATTTGACGAACGAGTTCATCAAAGAACGCTGGTGAAGAACGATCAAGAAGTTCAACGGAGAAAGTCTGTCCGCCAGCATACTTCTTAACCGATACTGAAAGGAATTCATTGGTCATTCCAGTTTCATCAATTGCGGCTGCTTCTGCTTCTTCGCCGACTGTTGGGACTGCTGTGATTTTAGGAATTTCAAAAGTCATTCCTGCATCTGGTAGAACGCCGCGAGAAACTGAATCAACAGCTGGGCGATCTGCATTTGAAAGTGGGTTGACGATTTCGGTCAATTGACGGGTTGGGATGAGACCAGCGTTGTTGCTTGTGGTGTCATCTGCAGCCATAACGTATTGACGTGCAGCATCATCACCGAGCTTAGCGCGAACGCTATTCTCGAGATATTTTGCCTTAGTAAACTCAAGGCGAGGTGTTGTGTAGAAAGCTGGGCGTGAAGCCGAGACAGTTTCTACTTTAGCTGCTTCTACCGCTTCTTCTACGGCAGGAGCAGGAGCGGTAGTGTCTGACACTTGTTCTCCTTCGGTTGGGTTCTCTGCTTCAGCGGTTGCCGGAGCAGAATCTTGTTTGGGTGCTTCGTTTTCGGAAGCTGCGACTTCGCTAACGCGAGCGCTGTCAATTGCTGGATCAGTTACAAGAGAAACTTCATCAAGGGTTGCTGAGGTAATAAGCATCGTTCCCTTGTTATTTGTCCACTCGTTAATTTGTGCGCCGACGCTGAATCCATCGCGTAGGCCTTCGGTTGCCTCAACTAGCGCATCTTCGCCAGCCATTGTGTTGGCAATTTTGAAAGTTGCAACAATTCCATTGGCAGTTACTTCGTGGCTCATCAACTTGCCAATTGGACGAGTGCGATCGTGTTCAAGAAGCAGTTTGACTGGCTTCATCTCGATTGAGTCAGCTGCGAAAACTGTTGGCCCGACTGAGGTGTTACCCTGCTCGTTCCAAGTGACAATCGTTCCGCTTATTGTGCGCTTTACTGTATCGGCCGCAGTTACGACCATAGGCATCTTAATTTTCATTAGGGATTAAATCTTCCTCTCTCTGAATCTGCTCGATGCTCATTGCGCCGATGCGGTTCAAAATCTCATAAACTTGAGCGCGTTCCAAGGCGTTGCCGCGTAGGAAATCGTCAAGTGCAAATCGCACCATCACAGGGTTTGGGACAAAGTCCGAAAGTGATAGGCGTTCCTCAATTGCTTTAAGTATTGGGCGAAGCGAGAAATCAACTAGTGAGCGCCGCTCAGACACAGCGTTTGAGTAAGTCATCGAAGTCGTTTCGGCGCTCAAGAAGTAGGCTGGGATTCCGCAAGCCCGAGCCAATTCTAAAGCCACATATTGACGAGCTTCGGCAAGTTGTAATGACTTTGGATCAAAGCCAAATTCTTTAAGATCAACGTCTGCATTGAGGAAAGCCGTTGAGCGAGATTGACGAGCTGTGCGCCAAGCGCTAAGAAGTGATGAAACTCTTTCGGCAGTTAAGTTAGTGCCGTTGCTCTTAAGAATCATTGAAGGGTTTGGCTCTTTGGCATAATTAACCGCTGCGTTCTCAAGATATACAGCTGCGCTAATTGTTTTGCCAGCGCGGTGCAACAATCCCTCATCTGGGCCATCAAAACGAATAAGTGAACCGACTCCAGAATTTGGAACAGCCATTCCATCAACTTTGTATGACTCGATTACTGTATTGCGAAAATCTGTATCAACTGTGACGCGCTCAGGGCTTACGCGAGTCCAAGCTCTGACGCGACCGCCATCGGTTGTTGAATACATTTCCAATACTTGTCCATAACCGACGCCATATAGCCAAATATCTTCGGCAAGCCAGTTATAAATGACAAAGCCAGCAACTCGAGGATCTGGTTGATTAATAACGCGGTGAGGATCTACATATTGTCCGGTAATGCGATTGAAAGTTGTTAGTGGGAGTGAACCGATAGTTCCGCAAATAATATTTCTAGCGCGAGCAACTGAAGGGACACTCATAGCCAATTGGCGAGTTGTATTTGTAGCGCGGCCAAGAATGTTATAAACAGAATCGGTGATTTGCACGGGAGTCAATGCGGCGGTTACGTCGCTAACCTTCTGCGGCGTTTGCGCGGTTACTTGTGGAAAGAAGAAATCTCTGATAGCACCCATTGAGCCTTTATTGTAAAGGGTGTGTGCTACAGAATTACTATATCCGCACCATCATTTGATTTAGTGGCGAAGTGAGTCGCCATAGCTGAGGCAACTGCTCCACAGATAATTGCATTTGAGACTTTGCGGCCCATTACCCATCCGCCATCGCCGAAAGGCAACTTGACAGCGGATAGGCATTGTTTAGTCAGTTCATCTTGTCCCGAGTGAACTAACCGCTGAGATGAGATTGCTCCCAGTAACTCATCGCAGCTTTGGGCGTAGTCAAGACCATCTATCGGCTCAGTCCGAATTCCTGCCGGTGCTAATCGCGCAGCAACGGCTGAAGCGGTTCTCGCTGAATAGGCAACGAGTTGAACCGGATACTTACGCACCCAATCGGCTAAATCGTTAGCCAGAGACTTGTCGTCGAGATTAGACGGATTGTGCCAAGTCTGCAGAAGTATGACTTGGAACTGATCTCCCTCGAGCTTCTGACTAGCGACTAGCGCCGCTTGCTTTCTATCCGGACTGAGATCAATAGCCAGCCAAGTGTCTTTCTCGGGATCAAGTCTGAGACCCTCGACTCGACAAGATTCCCATTGAGAAGGGTTAATGACTGGATTGATGGTATCAACCCATTGACATAAAACTTCTGTGCGCACAATATCTTCGGGGTCTGACAAGACGGCTCGGATATTGTCAGGATGGACTGTGTAGCCAAGTGACGGATTGGCTTGAGACACACCTAGCCAGAAGTCTGATGAGTTGTCGAATTTAATCCCATTAGGAGCCGACCACTCGAACCAACCAATATCATCAGAGCCGCCGTGAATAGCAGCATAGGCTCGCTCGCGTAATTTGTTTAGGACTATTGAGTGCTGATCTCCAGCATTTGAATAAACCCATATTTGAGGATTTGGGCTAGCCATTTGGGTATAACGCAAGGCAGA